TGCGCCATTTTTGGATACGCCAGTTTTGTTGTCCACCAACTGATCAAAGTATTGCAGAGCGGGGAGCGTTTGCGCTGCTGTAAATGGAACAGCCATTTCTGCCACAGATTGCAAATTTTTAACACGAACAATGCGCCCAATTTCGTTTGATAACAAATCGTCAACTGCAACATTACCATCCACAATTTGCATTGCGGGGTTGTTGACTAATGCAGCGTTATCCAAAATGCCTCTTAGCATTGCTGTTGCTGCATCTTGGTCATTTATAACTAAATCTACCAATGATGTTCCAAAGAATGCGTGTGGTTCTGGATCAACCTCAAAAATTGCATATGGAACGGTGTCTGTTTCGTAGAAATCTAAGACTTTAAAATTAGCGCCCGCGCAGATAAACTGATACAATTGTGGGATACCTGTTCCCTCTATATCCAATTCCATAAATGCTTGCGTGACAGTAATTTTCTTAGAAGCTGCTGAAATGTTTTCATCTTCGCTTTCGTCTACCGTAAAGCCTCTGCGTTCAAACTCCGCTTCGTCATCAATAACACTATATTCAGTGCTATCAATTCCCTCTAAGTCATCCAAGGTAAATCCCATAGACAATAGATCAGCTACACGCATTTCTGTGCTGTGACCCATTACATAAAAATCGTCTATAGAACGACTATTGCGATCAACAAAGAAATCTTCTGGGGGAATTGCTTTGATTGCTATTTCACCTTTTGTACGTGTACGTGAAATTTTCACATCGTGCATTGGCATTTCTATTTCAACGCCTTGTTGATCTATTTGAATAGATGTACGCGCTTCATGCTCAATAACTTCTACATTGTCATCTGTTACAAGAAACGCAAATTCTTCTTCTGACAAATCAGTAATAGTTTCGATTTGTACTTTCTGGCTATCGTCATAAAATACATATGCAATACCAGCTTTTTTAACCAACGCATCCTGAAAAACATCGTTGATTAGTCTATAACCATCATGCTGTTGAAACTTGTAGTTGATGAATTGTGTGGCTTGCTCTGCTGCTGCGACATCCTCTGGACCACGTGGGACAAACTCAACTGGTTTTTCACTAGCTAAGAAAACACGTTGCAGTGAAGGTTTTATCCCCCTCACCACTTCACGACACTTAGTTGCTATGACACTTGACCGACCCGGCTCATGCCCCAAATCAGTTTCCATATCAAAATATCGTTGCGCCTTTAATCTTTGTGGCGCAATTTCACCATCAATGAAGTCTGTAGCGTCTTGAATAGCTTTGGAAACAATGCTTTCAATCTGTACCTGATCTAGTGGTTCTAACCGCATTTATTGTCTCCTATCGGATGGTTCCCATTGCTTGGTTTAAGGCTTCCTGTGGGTTTGTAGCAATAAACTGCGAACCAGCCCGTCTTGACCCTGCCTTGATAGTCCCATGTATTTCATCAAGAATTTTTACTGTGGTCATCCAACCACTTGTATCGCGCAACGCGCGTTTAACACGTTGAGGATCAGAAGTTGTTAAAATATCAACAATTTGTCGTTTTTCTCTATCCGTAAATTCTGGTCTAAGTTTATTCATCAATTTCATGGCTACATTACCAATAGCTACAGCATCCATACCCAAATCAGCTAAACTAAAGTCCCATCCTTGGCGTTGACCATAAGCTGTTGTAATTCCTGTTTGTGATCCACCTAGAATAATATTAGCTGCTTCTGCTGCATCTTTTTGGTTTTGCATCAATTTAGTAATTTGATTACGATCTGTTTCTGGGAAAATGTGACTAAACGCCAAGGACATATCTGTTTGATCATTTAAAATTTTCTTGCTTGTGCCAGTCGGATTGTTTCTGAATTGGCTGCGCAACTTTGTAAGAACACCCAATCTAAACGCTTGCAGCGCTTCCTCATCACCAAGAGCGATTAAACGATCCATTTCTAACTCAATCGCATCAGGATTGGGTGACGCTCTCCATAAATCTGAACCTAAATCAAATGCTTCACCACGACTGCTCATTTTTGACCATTGTTCCCGCGCTTGTCTAGTGAAGTCATTTTGGTTGTCTATCCTTTGACGCAAGTTCTTCTCTAAAACATTAAAAGCCATACTTGTTGTTGGCATTTTGTCGCCTTGCTTCACCATAAGATTATTTGATGCTGTAGCTAAAGCTGATCTTATTTTTTCTGCTTCAGAAATTGTTATTGCTTCTGGACCAACAACTTGATCATTTTCTATTTTAAATTGTGGCCTTCCCTCTGCCGCTCTTGTGGCATTAATTTCTTTAAATGCTAACTGAGCGCGTGGGTACAAATCTTTGATAAACGCAAAAGTTTCAGGATCAACAGCTTCTTGTGCTTCTGTAGTATTGTAGAGCGCCTGTGCCTTGTCTTTTAAAGTAGTAAGCTCTTTTGCCATTGTTTGCAAAATATTAGTGTTACCACTTGTCAATTTTGGACCAGTTCCACTTGACGAAACACCACCAAGATATTCTTCTACTCCAGTTATCAATTCAGATTGTTTTTGTTGTGGTCTTAATTTTATTCTACGCTCTGCCATATCTGACGCAGCCTCAGAACCAGCCCGATATGAACGCACAGCTTCCGCAATAGTTTTATTATCAGCTAATATGCGACCATCCATAATTTGTTGCGCTGCTTCATCTGGTGTAATGTTCATTTCTTTTGCAATACGCTGTATTTCAGCCTCTACACGACCACCAACTTGAGAACCAAATTTACGTCTTGCTGCATCAACAATACCAACAAAAACAGGCTTAGATAAGGCACCAAGACCCTCTACTGCGCCACCAAAAGCGGTACTAATGATGCCACCACTTGCTGCTTTTTCAAGGCGATCTCTACTTAAAACTCCACCCTCTCCTTCACCATAACCAGATAGCGTTCCTTGCGCACCCGCTAAACCTAGGCCACCTAAAAGTGTTTTGGGATTTTTTATTCCTAACATCATAGCCACTTTTGTGGCTAATGGACCCATTTGTGTTGCTGCTGCTGCTGTAGATGTTCCACCTGTGAACGGTGCCGCCAACAAACTTGCAACGGCTGGCGCTGCCGCACCACCCATTTCATAACCTAATGCTTCCATTGGTTTTGCTTGTTCATATGCTTCCACTGCCGCTTTTATCTCTGCCAACACTTCTTCATAGTCACGGTCTGAAAACATACTTCTCAGTTTTGCTTCCGCTTCATCAGCAAGATTAAAAGATATGCCAGCGGCAAACTTTCGTGCCTTTTGTGACGTTACAGGTTGTGAGGCTTGGTTAACAAGGTTTGAATAATCAGCCATTATGATGCCCCCGGAAGTTGACCTGTTTGATAATATTGTTGCTTATCTTCATAGCTTGCACGTTTCCAAACTACCGCCCATTGTTCCCTTGTCATAGGAACACCGTCAACTGTTGCTCCATTAGGGATAGGTGGCAAAATATTTGGATCAGACGGCCTTTGCGCTTCTAATTCATCAATTGGTGTGAAATCAAATTTCGTGATGTACTGAGTATCAAGACCCGCTGCGCTTGCTAGGTTAGTAGCCTCATCATACACGCCTCTAGCTTCATTCATTGCTTTGTTATAGTTATTTGTAGCAAAATTCAAAATTTGCTCACGAACATCATCTGGCAATGAACCATCACCGTTAAAGAAATTTGATGTTTGACTTAGCCAACTATTAATTTGTCCACCAGTGTTAGCGATTGCTGCTTGCTCACCTTCACGAACAACACTGCCCGGATCAAGAATTTTCGCAAACGCAATGGTAAGAGCATAATCAGAAACACCACTTTTGTTGTTATAAGCGTATAAAATGTTTTCATAACCTTGGCGCACCACTTGCGCTTCTTTATATGCTTGGTTTGTTCGCAGCTTGTCATTAATCTTCATTATGTTGTCAAACTTAGTCTGACCAAGACCACCACCAACAATACCCTCTTGGCGATCTTTTAGATACTGAGCATATACCTCACTAGCAGGCAAACCTCTATCAATCATTTCTGCGTATTCTGTGCCACCCGGTAATGTGCGCATGTATTCTGCTGTGCGGTTATTGCGCATCATTTCAGCACGTGCCAAACCTTGCTGTGCTATCGCTTCACCTTGACCATAGCCCTTTAAAACAAGCGCATCTAAACCTTTACCAAAGCGACCTATCATATTAAGGCCAGTATTGGGATCACGCTGCATTAGCTTTTCCATCAAGCCACCTACACCTTTAGCTTGCTTCGCCATTCCTAACATTGCGCTTAAATCTCCTTGCTTTGGTGCTGTAGCAGTCGCGTTATTTGGTTGTGCATCCGACATGCCAGCAAAATCCAATAATCCTTGAAGCCTTGGCCCACGCCACTGAGCAATACCAAAAGCACCCTTTCCACCACCTTTGGGATTAAATGCTAATGGATTTATTTCTGGATAGCTTTCAACCATCAAGTTCCCTGTAATCCCTGCTGCTTGAGCTGGTGACATACCTTTGTTCAGGAAATAATTGTAAACTAACGCAGCATTGTTTGGCAGTTCACCTGTTGGTTTAAGATGGTTTTCCATGCCCTTAAACACATCCAGTGCATAGGATTGTCTTTCTTCCATGCCCTCACCACCAGCGCGTTCAAACAGGTTTTCAAATACCTTCGCATACTCTTGTGGCGTGATGTATTGACCAGAATTAAAAGCGTCTAAAGTTGCTTTTTCTGGTCCTTGCAGTTCTTTCCAAAGCCAATCTAATTGCGTTTGAAATGGTATGTCATATGGTGATGCCATTTATTATCCAAACATATTAGCGCCAAGTTGTAGATAGTTAAACAAGCCCGGTTGGAATGACTGCGATTGACCTGTGACATTTGGAACACCTGTCAACGTACTAATGAGCGTTTGCAAGCCCTGTTGTGGCGCTCCTGTGTATCTCTGGAAGCCACCACGCGCTTGATCAATCAACTGTTGTTGAATTTGACGCTGCATTGCACCTTCTTGCGCTTGCTGCTGTTGAATTTGTTGACCGTAGCCAAATGATTGACGGCCCAAGTTTCCTAGCTGTGATGCTGCGCCTAGACGCTGTTGTGCGCCTTGTAACCCTGCCATCTGGTTCAATTGTTGGGCTGTCATACCAGCTTGCGCACCAAACTGAGATGCTGCATTCTGTGCTGCCGCTTGGTTTTGCGCTGCACCAAGTGCTGTGTTAAAACCTTGTTGGCGTAATTGACCCACAGTGTTTGCTGCTTGCTTGCCATAGCCCACACGTGTCTGCGCTTCTGCAACGCCGTGGCGTGATCCACCGAAAGCGTTAGCTGCTTCTGCTTGTGCGCCCATCTGATTTAAAGCAATGTCTTGTGCTTGTCCTATGTCTGCCAAAGTTTGCTGAACCACTTGGCTTTCATATGGGTTTTGGTAGTTAGCCATAAACTGTGTGGGATCGGCTGCTTGGTATGATGTCGCTTGCACCTGTGAAGGTTGGTAAGTCATACCCGCTGCTGTTCCTGCCAGTGCGCCTTGTTGCGCCCCCGATGCTTGTGCATATGGGTTGGAAGTCATTTGTGGATTTGCGCCCGCGCCCATGTCTATCTCCTACTTACCGCCGCCACTAGGCTGCATTTCCAATTCAACAGGTTGATTTTGAGGCGCTCTTGACCCGACCTCACCTGTATCTGTTAATCCAAAACTCTCAATATAATCACGCTGCGCTTGTGGAACATTGCTAATCATCTGATCAATCATTGGTTGCGCTGAATAGCCTTGTATGCCACCCATGTTCTGTACTTGGGGCAAATAGCTAGATGTATCTGCTGTTGGCATTCCAAAAGATTGTGCCGCCATGTTTGTTGATTGCATTGAAGCCAGTTCTTGTGGTGACAATGCAGCGACAGTAGGGCCACTTTCAGGAATGTAGGTACTCATCAGGGGAGCCATGTCAGTTCCCATCCCGACACCTTGCTGCAATCCAGTTTCAAACCAACTTGGCAACGTAGCTTGTGTTGACTGTGTGCCACCTTTAGACATTTTCAATCTCCTTGTGGAAATGCACATGCTGCAATTTCCAACCGTTTTCCGTTAATGGTTTTTTCCATCCTAACCGACCTGTCATCATTCCACCAGTGCAACCGTGCGATTTCGCCCACTGCCCTATGTCATGCTCCATGTCCATTATCTGATCCAATTCACCACCAGCAAGGAAAATGTTTATAACCTTCTTTCTAGGATATACCACAATTTCCGTAACTATGCACCCCCTTGGCGCTGCCCACAGTTGCATCTTGCTAGACGCGATCCCTGCAACGATGTCATCCCACTCATGTGTGCCATTGCAATGAACCAAAGCAGCTTCAATCCAAGGCTTGCATCGTTCTAGGTCTGGGCTGAGTTTCCAATGCTTCATCCATGCACCCTTGTAATAGCAAGCGTTGCCGCAGGCGTGTCTGGCGCAAATGCTTGCGTAAATGCTTCCAACGTACCACTTGTGCTATCTACCGCTGTCATGGCTTCTAAGTAATCACCTGCATTTACATCAAACTTTGCGGAGCGTGAAACAACTAGCGTTGAGCCGTTTTGGTGCAAGGTGTTCTTCATCGTGGTGTTTGGAACGTCAGTGCCATTGATTGCCGCCCAAAAATAAAAGTTCACAGTGCTAGATGATGTAGAGCTAATCTGCGCTGAAAACATCAAAAGGTATTCGCCAGCTTGGTCAAACACTATCCGCGTTGGATTTGTCGCATCCTTGCTGATGCCTTGGCTACTAGATGGATCGTCAAACAAAATCGCAATAGGTGATGAGCCAGTTGGATAAGTTAGCTGCGATGACCGAATAAAGTTTGCGTGACCGTCTTCTAAGACAACCTGCACAAACGCGCCATCCTTAGAGACAACAGGATAACCCGCCTCATCATCCCACAAGATAACGCCGTTCTCCGATGGGTTGTCATCTGCTGTTTTAAAGTACAAGCGTGGAAGCTGCCTGCGTAAGTATGCAGTTAGGTTATTACCCCAAGCCTTAATATTGTCGCCAATCGGTGGGAGTACAGGTGCCGCCATTATCTACGCCCACCTGCTTTTGCGTCTACCCGCATTGTGCCAACGCGCCACGCTGCGTAAGGCGTGTCACCCTCTACGCGCATTCTAATCTGGCGACCTGAAAAGCGCACCGCAGTTGGACTAGACGGTGTATACGGCCCATGCGTGTATTCTGTGTCGTTGGGATAGTATCGGCTCTTGAATGTAACGTCTACATCGCCCTGCGTCTTTTCGTCAGGGATTAGGTCTGTGACCTGCATGATGTTATCGCCGTTGCCAATGCTGATCGGGCCGCTTTCTGCGAATACAGATTGCTCTGTGCCGCTTACTGCGTAGGACAATCCAACCTCATGGTCATACATTGCACCATCAGCATCCATGAGCATTGGGTACTCAAACACGCCGCGTGACGCGCCAGTGGTGCGGGATAGGTTGCCGATAAGCCAATGGTTTTCTTTATAGTCAAACGCCACATAGCGGTCTATTTCAGTGCTATTTGATGAACAGTAGAACCACCAGATTTCTCCAAACTGACCGTTGGTGAATGCCCATGTTTTACTTTTCTGTGAGGTGTTGATGTCGTTGAAAACATAATCGTGAACATCGCACGGTATCTCAGAAACCAAGTTACCGTCAAAGCGGTAGAACCCTCCGTTCCCCATCCAGAATACACCCATGTCAACGTCTGCCGCCGCCTTGCGTGAAATAATCCCACATGAGGTGCCAACACGCTCAAAGCCATACACATAAGGTGGGCCAATGTATCGTGCTGTATGCGCGTCAATGTCAGTGATGATTAGCGTCTGACCACGTGTACGAACTGCCGTTTCAATCTGGCCTGACGTTTGCAACTCAATGTCACCAGCTTCGTTTGTCGCGGCGGCTGTCCATGTCGTATTGTCTTCGCGGTCACACCACTGAACTTTACGTGGATTAGCGCCTGCGCCTAGTGCAAAGATAAAGCGTTCTTCTGTGACGACTAAGCCAAGGTTGTTTGTAGGCGCGTTTGCAATCACCGCTGCGTCTGATGATGTGCCAAGCTGCCACTCTAGCAAACGTCCGTCTGCCGTAGAACACGCGACAAGGTATTCGCCCCAGTTGTCTAGCGACCATGTAGTTGCAGCAACTAGGTTGCCTGTGTCAGGACGCGGTGTGCCGTATGTACCCGCACCGTAAAAGCCATAACCGTAGCCAATGTTGACCGCAGCATCCTCTGAACCCGCTGTTAGGTCAGTCGGAGCAATGTCGTATGCAGTGCCGCCAGAGACAACTGCGAATAGTTCATTATACGATCCCGCCGCAACGTAGCGTGTGCCGTTGTTGCTCTCCCAAGTATGCATACCACGTGGTGCGTTTGTCGTAATGCTGGCGATGTTCTCATTCACACGCCAACCACCGATAGGGCGTAGCGATCCATCACGCCAGCGAACAAGTGAGCCATCACGCCAACGACCAGATGCATCTAGCTCCGTACCTGTGCGGTAGAAGCCTGCGGGGATTTTAAGCGGTATGAGAGCCATGCGCGTTACTCTGGTTTAGTGGGCCAGTTGATGGTGTTTGGAAAGCCTGCTTGCTGTGGGACGTTGAGCAAGTCAGTGCGGTATTGTGTCCATTCGTTTTGTTTTTCAGTTGTTAAGTCTGCCCAACGTAATGGATTAGTTACGATTGGGTCTACTTCATTGCGCAACTTTACGTCACGCGCGTCACGCTCAAAAGCGGCAAAACGTGCATCATGGTCTGCTTGAGAAAATGGCGCAAAGTCTGAACCTATGAGAGACAACAGGGCTGTGTTATCTACGGTCGTGTCGGTGTCCCAAGGCGTCAGTGAGTAGGGTATCCATCCGTAATCTGGGTGGTTAATCTCTACGTCAAACTGAGTGTTCTCTGCGTTCATAGACTGAGCGTTTCGTACTTCGGTTATCTCTATTGTCATCTTATGAAATCCTTAGCCAAACTGTGGGGGCTGCATCGCCACTGTAACCCATGCGTTTCCAAGTGCCTGAGGAAGACGGTGCGGGGCCAGTAGTCCACTCTGAGTTTGTGAACACCAGACTTGAGCCACTTACTGTACCACCGGGGTTGCCACCATTACTTCCTTTCATTAGGCCATAACTACCAACAGCATCATAACTTAACCCAGCAGTCGCCGCACCAACTTGGCTAGTGCTAAGTGAAGAACTTGTTGTAAGATAACCCGCACCATTCGTTAGTTGATTGTTGTTTGTTGGAATAGTACCGACTGCGTATCCTTGCGTAGAGTGATCGCCCCAACCATACGCCGTATTCCAGTTGGATTGGCTTGATGTTGTTGGGATGCTGTAGCCAGACTGCAAAGAAACTGCCAGTGTGCCTGACGTTGTGATTGGCGATCCGCTGATTGACAAACCAGTTGGTACCGTCATCGCAACACTTGTGACCGACCCAGAACCCACAGAAGCATTGATGTAAGTTTTGAGATCGCTCATGGCGACCTGCTTCATCGTGCCATCGTCATTGAACACAACGCGATCAGCATCAGCAACTGTTGTTGATGTTGCCACTGTATCACCGTCTAGCACATTAAACTCTACGCCAGTGACCGTGACTGTTGTTGCGCCAACTGCAAAGCCACCTTCTTTCAGCGTAATAGCGTTTGTACCGTCAGCATTGCTGTTTATTTCTAGGACAATATCGTCCAACGCGGTATTGATGGTTGTACCCCAACTATCCTCAGAACCGCCTACCGTTGGTTTGGTTACTGTTAAAACCATCTAAATCTCCTTTACGCCGCGTCAGACCAAGTATCGCTTGGGTCTGGTACGTCCGTCCATATGTCTGTTATATCAGAAACTTCTGTCCATGTCTTGGCTTCTATTTCTTGGAAGTCCCACAGGAACCGTACTGGCAATGTAGGTACACCAGCTGTAATGTCATCGCCACCAAGAACGTGATCTTGCGTAAATGGTGCCTCATCTACAACTGGCGTGACGCTGATGCTATCCGCACCAAAGTTGACCACCTCTGTGAGAACTGCTTGATCTACTACTGGCGCACCCAGTGTAATCTCATCAATCGTCCAGAGTTCGTAGAGTGGTGTGGTGCCAATAGTGGGCGCACCAAGCGTGATTTCATCTGCCGTTAGATCAAAGCGCAAGATTGCATTGACTGCACCAATCGTAGGTGTGCCAATCGTGATGTCTGCAATGGCAAATGTTTCATCTTCAAATACTGGTGCAGTGTCTACAATCGGTGTTGCCGTTGTGATTTCGTCAGCGTTGAAGATGTGCTTTTGGTCAATGCCTACAGAAAGTGTGGGCGTAGATGTCTGGTCAGCAATGCCAATGTTGTAATTAACAATGCCGCTGTCGTCAGCTACAGGCGTTTTTGCTAATGGCGCAAAACCAAACATCTAATGCTCCTTACGGCGCTACAGGCCAATCATCATCAGCAATATTAGGCCATGATGCCAAGTCTGACATATCGCGCAACTCTTGGCGATAGGTTGCCCAAGCTGTTTTATCCTCATTGCTGAGAGGGCTGTCGTTCATCTGCGTCCAATCGCTGTCAGCCAATAGCTTATTGCGTGCGGCACGGTGACCTTCGGCAGTCTTAGCATCCAAGCCAGCCTGATACGCCGCCTCATGCTCTGCCTTGGTTGTCGTAACGCCATTCTCTGTGGTGTCTTGGAACATGTCACGGGCAACGTAGTTCTCCACCCAGTTGCCGTTAGCATCTTGGACAACGCCATCACGCACAGACACCTGATAGTCGCCTACGGTAGCGGCAGGGCTGCGTAGCACTGGGTCTAGGTCTAGTGCGTCTAGGGTTGCTGCTTTCCAAACCCGTGGCAGGGACATGTTGGCGAACTCATTGCGCCACTGCCCTTGGGTCTTTACGACACCTGTTGTTCTGTTTCTGTATTCACTCATTAGATTGATCCTTTCATATGAGTTTGATTATGCGATTGCGTAGAAGATGTAGGTTCCAGCATCTATAGTATTGCCTGTGACAGTGAAGCCGCCAGCGGTTGGGTCTATATTGTTATTGGTAGTTTCTGCATCTGTTGTATTAAGTTTTAAACGCTTATCATTAGCACCAGCAGCATAGCCACGCTCACTATCGTAAACAAACCAATCACCTGTGCCGCTACTGCGCTTCATAAGAACAAACCTAGCAGAACTTGAAAAGCCACAGTCCACAAAAGTATCACTTACTCCAGCAGTAAATGATCCTACCTTAGACACACCATCTAGGCTTGCGAATAGGTAGGCTATGTAGTCTGATCCACTGGTGTTCCAACCAGACCCATTATCAAATCCACCATTAGTGCTTAAAGTAAAACTTGTTTCATCTGATGACAGCCTATAATCAGCACTACTTGAATAAGCGTTTGTATAGTTGAGCAATAAATAATTAGTCCGTGTTGAAACACCTGACGCATCATCGTCAAACTTTGATTTAACTATCCAAGACCCTGATCCTCTAGGTTTAAAAAGCAAAAGTTCTGGAACTGCTTGTAAATTATGAGATATCTGATGATTTACTGTTCCGTTCCCCGTGTAACAAACGACATCAAAGTAGTTGGGACGCCTCTGCCACATCCAGCCATAATAATTAGAGTTTGAACCAACTAAGTTACCATACCCATTTTGGTAATCAAACTTAAAACTGCTCTGGGAAAACTCCGCATCTGTATCATTTGTTCCCTCAAAGATTTTACCCTGAGTTAACCTTTGTGCCACCACCCATTCCCAAGTCTGTGATGCATCTCTAGCCAATGCAAAGTCTGTTACAAAGTTAGATGTAAAAGATGGTCTTGTTCCTGAACGTGTATCAATAGCAAACACATCAGTCGCATCAGTCGGCACAGCCATAGGGCCACGGCGAATGGCTATGTAGATGTAGTCTCCTGTCCCCCACGCACCATCAAGCAAACTAAAGCCAGTAGAGTTAAGAGCAATCCATCCGTCTGATAACCCCTCCTCCGCTTCTGCGTCGCTTGAATTTGCTAGTAAATATAAACTTGTCGCACCTTTTGCGGTGAAACTGCGCATAGTATCGTATATAATCCAACTACCAGTATCATCTGCTCTCTTGACCATAACCCACTGCGGTTCAAATCCTAAGTCAACAAAGCTGTCGCTTCCATTACTTTGGGTGTGCGACACACTCCCACACTTGATAATATCAGCATCACCATCAGGGCCGAACTCTCCGTCACCATCGTTGTGGGCAAAAATATAAGCCACATAACTTTCACCACTTGTGTTTACTCTGTTGTGAGTTCCGATAGAAAATTCAGTTGACGTAGGGTCTGTGTCATTCCACAAGTTAGCTTCCCCAACACCAGTGCCGCTTACCGCTTTTTGGCCAGTTCCATTAAGTTGCAGATAAAATCCATTGCCCAAGCTTCTGTGGTACATATTCCAATCTTCAGTTGCGCTATAACGCTTCACTAAAATTGCACCTGGAACCGACCCTAAGTTATGGCTAATCGTTCTTGCTACTCCCGTACCCGTCCAAGTTTGAATGTCAAAAAAGCGTGGAGCCTTCCGAAATGTCCAAGAGACTGTGTTTTGACCTGCGCCATTTGTACTTGTGTTAGCTGTACCAAGGTAATCATTGTTTACAGAAAAACCGTTAGCATTAAACGATGCAACTAAATCACCAGCATTACCACTTTGGGCGGCATCATTGTTACTAAATAATGATTTACCAACACCTCTTTCCGTGTCTTGCCAAATATGATAGTCTGTACTGGGTGATCTTTCCTTAAACCAAACCAAACCACCTTCGCCAGCTTCGGCTGCGTCAAAGGGGCCGAACACTGGTTCATCATAGATAGACCCACCGTATTCTGTAATTGTGTGGCCTGTTGTGCTGTTATCAGTAAGCAAAT